TCAAGGGAGATAAAACAGTTTTACAGTATCACTTAATTCGGGTCTCGTAAATGTTTCTTATCCACCACATGAACATCTCTTCGCCAAGCGTGTGTTTCATAGTATTCACCCTAGCAGCAAGTAGCTGTACGTTTTCTCGTACGTAAGGGCCTTGAGGGTTTATACGGTCTATTGAGGCGTTAAATTCTTTTTTCTTCTTATCGCCATAGGTGCCATCTCTTTGATGAGTCATGAGTACGCCAGATAACGCACATTTGCCGTCTTGTATTTCCCACAGGTCAATAACATCTTCCGTGGTTAGCGCGTATTCTACGCCTTGTTTAAGGCGTTGGGATTTTAATTGATTATTTAATACTCGGAGGTACGACTCAGGGGTGGCAGAGGTTTTTCTTGCTTTTTGCGCTGTAACGCACGGCTGACACACACCACGAACAAAACCTTCTTTGAAGTGCTCGAACTGGGACAACAATCTAGTTTTATTGCAAGAAGTGCATATTCTAGATTTTTGTGGTTCTCTTGACGTTTTCTTTTCTTCTCTAGGCATATCTACTTTTTACCACACAAAAGAAAGGGGGCCGAAGCCCCCAATCTTAACACCTTTTGGCTTCTTATGAAGCGCCGGGTGAACCGAAGATGCCCAGTGGGTCAGATACGCCGAAGCTGTATCGCTCACGAGCCTTATATCGGCTGTTGCCTGTGTCAAAGTCTGCGTCCATGCTAGTTTGCATAGGTGAGCGGACAAAGTGCTTCAGGCCGTTAGGTACGTCAGTCATCAAGAACCACGCATTGGTATCAGTCAGGTAGTTATTTACTGTGTAACCACCGGGGATTGAACCATTGTTGCGGATTGCGTTGATGTCGTTATCGGCTGTAGACACACGAAGCTCTGTATCCAACAAACGTGTTGCAACGAATTGCAGCGCAGGTGGGATAACCAGCTTAGAGGGCTTAGCAGCGATAAGGAGACCACGCTCATCAGTCCAACCAGCGATCTGGATAACGGCAGCTTCAAGTGAAGTTTCGTTAAGATCGGCTGCAACAGCAGGACGGTTTGAGTTAGTGCCACCAGAAACGAGTGGGTGGTCAGTCGCACACAAAGTCTTACCGTCACCATAAGTAGTGCCGGAGAAAGCGTTGTTGAGGATGGCAGCACCCTTAACTTGCTTAGTGTACGCCATCGCACGTGCGAGAGCCTTCGTGTAACGTGAAGAGAGTGAATCGTATAGGTTATCTTCGATTGCTTCTTCAGTTAACGAGAAGCCCATTGCAACTGTCTCGTGAGTATAACGAGCAGTCCACGCTTCTTGTGCGTTGTCATAAGAAATAGCGGAACCTTCACCCTTAACAGGTGCAGCGCTAAATCCAGACAGTTTAGTTTCTTCTTCGAAAGAACGGTCAGAAGACTCAGTTTCGAAGATTTCAGCAGCCTCATCACCATACTTAGCGTATTCGAGACCAAAAAGGGCGTTTAGACCCGGTAATAGCTCCTTAAGGAGTTGCGCTCTTGAAATAGCCATTAGTCAGCCTCCTTACACGCCAGTAGTGTTGTTATACTGATGTGTATTGAGTTTAACAATCAACTCAACAAAAGCATCAGCGCCAGTTGCAGTTTCGGCAACAACGTCAATCACTCGGATAGGCAGAGTAGCAGTAGCTGCTGCTGAAGAACCTAGAACCGATTGACCAGAGTCACCAGTAGTTGCGTCGCCTGTACCTTGAACTACGGACAGGTTTGCACCCACAACAGCACGAGCTGCCGCAGTGACGACACTGCTTCCATTAGTTGAAACAACTTGGAATGCAGCCATAGGATCGTCAACAACGATAGCGTAAGCGTTAGTAACGCTAGTGCCGGGGTAGTATTGAGCAGGTGTGAACTGACTCAGGGAATTGACGTATTGAACGCCAACACAAACGCCCACAGTACCACCAGTAGTGGTGCCAGTGAACTTCTCACATGTGCCCGCCGCTACGACTTGAACCAAATCGCCCGCATAGATAGCCACGTTGTATGTACCCGCAATAGGAATAAGGCGAGTAGCACCAGCGTAAGGCATACCGTCGATACGGTTGATTGGCTTAAAGCCGTAGGGAGCGCTGACTGTTGGATAAGCCATTTTTTAACTCCTAAATTTAATTTCCAGAGCCGAAAGTAACCTTCGATTTTCTGTCATGAAACAGAGGCATACGAGGGTCATTCTCGCGCATCAAGTTATTGTCCACAGAGTGAATTTGCGATTCCGCTTGTTGCTTATAGAAATCGTTTCGCTCTTGGACAAGTTCTACTGGGGCCTTACACAGCATCAAACCACCAACGATGACGTTATCCTTAAACCGCTCATCAGAGACGACATCGGTAAATATCTCGGGGTGATCTTGTGCGCGTACAGGTTCCCAGCCTTCACGTATCTTAGAGGAGACGTTAGTAGCGTCAGATTGACCGTTAGTTGAAATACGAACCCAGTGATAAGTATAGCCGTCTTCAGGAGTTGGATCAGGCAACACTGTGGGTCGCGTCCAAGCCTTTTTACGGACTGTCTTTTCACGAGATTCAAGCTCTCTATTCTGTCTATTCTGACTCATTATTGTTTCCTCATTAATTCAGCAGCCTGTTTGGCGTAAGTTTCCAGTGGTACTCCAAGTTTTTTCGCAATAGCAATCTGTGACTGCGTGAGCCTAATTTTCTTAGGCGATGTGCTCCGCGTAGCGGGTGCAACCACGTTGCTAGATTTAGGCTTGGCCTGTACTTCTGGTTCGTCCTCTATCCCATCATCAAACTGATCGGGGAATACTTGTCGCATACGAGAGTTAATTTTCTCGTAGTATTCATCTGATCGCGGGTCAAGCCCGTCTTTCGTTAACTTGTTGTGCAATCCTAACGCAAACGCTGTCATTTCGTCATCAGAACCGAACCATGGGTTGTCGTCGCGCCATGATTCCGCTTTCTCATCCCGTTCGACTTGCAGTTGGGGTGCAGATACTTGCGGTTGTACAGGAGTTTCTCTAGTTTGTAAAGGCGAAATTTGTTTAGGTTTCAAGCCGTTAACTCGCTCCATACGGATTTGAGCCGTATTTAACGCAGTTTGTGCCTCTAGTATGGCGTCTGGATCGCCAGAGTCATATGCCTGCTTATACTTAGCCTTAGCCATAGCAAGTTCACCTTCTACTTGCTTTTTAGCAGACTGGATAAGCGAGTTGTGACTTTGGTCGACCGAACCCTTTAGCTTTTGGTTCTCCTCAACTAGCTGTCTAGCATACGTTTCTAGCGCTTCTCGCTCCCTTAAAGCAGCTTCCTTAGCTCTACGCTCGTCGTGGTATCCCTTGCTAAAGTGCTTAATTCTGCTTTTCACCTTCTCGGAGTAGTTCTCTAGCTCGTCGTCGGTTACTTCTTTAGGTGGCTCAGACGGTTTACGGCCCCGATCTTCTGGGGGAGTATCGTCCTCTACCTCAATCTCTAAATCACCCGCTTTGATGGTATCTTTACCGGGCTTCTTCATGTCTTCCCGACCTACAGCACCTTCTACTTCAAGTGGTGCATCGTCTTCAGCAATATCCACTTCTATTTCTGCGGCTGCTTCTTCTTTATCGGGGTCTGGAAATTCAAACTCTACTTGTTGTCTAGGCATGGTCTATTCCTTATGCACGCGAAACCGCTCGCGGATCGTCAACGACAGCCTCAATCGAGTCGTCGTTCATTAAACGATATTCCTGCTTTCCAACTTTAAAGCGTGTACCAGTATTGGCACGGAACATCACGTAGTCGCCTACTTTGCACCAAGGCCCAGTAGGGAATCTTTCTTTGTCGCTATAGGCTTCTGCGCCCATATCCAACACAACACCCACAGTAGATAGGATGTATTCCTCTCTAACTGTTGAGCTAGCCTTAACAAGACCACTGTCCCCAAAGGTTTCTTCCACGTTAGGAAGGGCAATAAGCACCCTGTACCCCACCGGTTTTGGAATCGAGGCTTCTAGCTCCTCTTGGGTTTTGATCTCTTCAGCTATTTTCTTTTGCCTTTTCTCTTCCAATGCAGTCATTGCTGGAGCTACCGAGGCGTCAGCCCCCACTCCGGTTACCGTAATGGTTTCAGTCATCTTCATCTTCCATATAGTTACGCGAAAGGTCATTTATTTCTCTTAATGCCACGTCAAGACCTCGAATGACGCCACACACCTCCTTATACCCAGCGTAGTCATTTGCCCCACCTGAGTGTAAGAATTCTTCGCTAGAGCTTTTGTACTCTGTTAATTTCTCATTTAGCACGTCAAAGACGGTTTTAGCCATTATCTTCCCTGCCCTCTATATTCTTTAAAACTACGACGTTTGTGCTTATTCATAGAATTTATTTTAAAAGCGCCGTTGCCAATGCTTGTACCTTTTACATTACGGTTTAGGCGTATAGCTTCGGCGGAGTCCATACCTGATTTTTTAGCCACCTTGTGGTCCTCTTTGTTGCATCTGTTGTGCTCTAGTCATGTCTAGGATTGCCTTCGCTTCGTCTAAGTCTTGCTTAGCGTTAGCCATGTCTGTCTGAGAAGCTATGCGAGTTGCTTCAATAGTTGAGGTTGCCTGCGCTTTCTTAGCATCGAGGTCCAGTTTAGCGGCTGCAAGTGCTGCATCTGCTTGATCTTTCTGAGCTTTTCTCTGTTGCTCAGCGGCCTTAAGCTGTAGCTCTTGCTGTTGCATCTGGATGATTGGGTCTTGCGCCTGTTGCTGCGCTTGCTGTTGAGCAGCCTGCTGTTGATGCGCCTGAGTAAGCTGGATAGCCGCCTTAGACTGTAGCTGGGCAAGCTGTACTTCCATCTCCCGATCCATCTCTTCGTTAGGCGCCGGTAGAGGTGCACCAATTCGCTCTTCAATCTGCTGGCGATACAAGAAGGCTGTATGCTCGGCAATGTGAGCCTGTAAAGACGCCATGATCTGGTTAGCCATCGGATTCTGTCCGATAGTCTGCATAACCATTGGGTCTTGCATAAAGGCTTGGTGAGTAGCAATGTGCGCCTGATGATCTTGGTACATAAACGCCTTGATCGGGTCTCCCACTAGAGCGTTCATGTTCTCGCTTACCGGATCGGTAGGCTTCATGTCATCTTCAGTTGGTACGAGCTTATCGGCGTTCTTAATACCCAAGACCTCGATCATCTGACGATGAAGCTGTGGGAGGTCGTAGATTTGTGGGGTGGCCTGCGCCATCTGCAACACGGTTTGATACTGGACCACTCGCTGGGCCATTGTGCTGCTGTTGGGATCACTGACGGGAATTACTTCCACCATGGCATAGTCGGCGCGTCGCGCGCGGGGTTCACCACGATCAGGCACGTACATATACTCTTCCGGCGCATACTCAGCAATGATCTTTCTAAGGAGTTTAAACTCCTGCTTCATCGCGTAATGGACACGGGATTGCACCGCTGCCATCGGCTTGAGAGTACGCTCTAGTAGAGCGAGTGTTGTTCCGACAGGCGCATTAGCGCTCATGTCAGAGATGTTCATATCCGAGATCGCCCCCAAACGTCGGCCTTCTTCGGTGATCTGCTTCAATAATGCAAGAAGTGTTTGGCTAGGCTCTTTGTATGGCAGCGGCATAATATTGTCGCGGATGCTGCCAGACGGTACATCTACATCACGGAACTCGCCGGGACCAATCGGTGTGTCGTCGCCCTTAACTCGTAGTCCGCGAGATTTGAGACCACCGGGGAGATTGGATAGGCTTCCAGCGTCCACGAGCTGACGGATAAGGCTAGTGCCAGCTTTAGCGTAACCACCAATAATATGAATGAGGCCGAGTCCATAGAATCCAAATCCGGGAACGTACACATAGTGCACGAAATGTTGACGTTTTAGTGTCAAAGGATCGTCAGGGTTCCAGTTGCGGCGTACCGCCAGTACTTCACCTGTACCCTTTTCAAGCGTTACTACATAAGGCTTAGCAATCTGTAGACCGTCGTAATCTCCCTCTTCGTCTGCGCCATCAATACCGTCAATAATCAGGTCAGCGTGGACCTCAAGTATTGTGTAGCGATCGTCAGAAGTAAGAGATATACCTGACTGCTCGGCTTTCGCCTCTTCTATGTCACTAAAGAACGAAACTGGGTCGCCTAACTCTACTTCTCTGTAGAATCCAGCGGCCTGTAGCTTGATGATCTCGTTTTTTGTCTTGCGCATTACATGCGTAACACGCTCCGCAGACTCAATATTAGAGGCTCCGTAAGGGACAATTACGTCTTCAGCAGGGATATAAATAGCGACTTGGCGGCCTAAATTGGGGTCAAAATACACCTTTTTGAAGGCTGAACCGGCCAATCCGAGGCTATATAGCATACGCTCATGTTCGGGGCGGTATTCTACCATAACCTCAGTTAATTCATAGTTCATATCCGTTTTTACACGGAGGGCTGCATCTTCCTTATCTTTAGTGGCCTCACCGAGAATCTTAGTCTTTACAGGGCCAGCAGCGGGGAATGTCTCGCTCATAGCTTCGGCTTGGAAACGGATAGCGGCTTCCGCCAAAATGTTGCTATATACGCCACAAGAGTTT